TAACATAAATCAAAATCAGTGAAATTTTAATTTATTAACATAAATCAAAATCAGTGAAATTTTAATTTATTAACATAAATCAAAATCAGTGAAATTTTAATTTATTAACATAAATCAAAATCAGTGAAATTTTAATTTATAAATCAAGAATATTATATTTTTTATTGACATCATTTTTGAAATCAATAAATTGTTTTTCAATATCTTTTTCAGTATTAATGGTTTCTGTTTTTGTTTGTCTAGAATCATTAGATAATTTTCTATCATATCTAAAAGTGAATTTATTATTGGATTTGATAATTCTATAATATTTTGGTAATTCAAAATCACAACCTAATTCTTCCATAATTAATTCTTGTTTAGTTTTCTTATCAATATTGGGAAATTCTTCAATTAATTGTTTTTTAAATTCATTAAAATCATATTCTAAATCATTTTTATATCTATATTTTCTAACAATATTTTTTTTATTAATAGTTTTTTGATAACAAATATATTCTAAATTATTTTCTGTTATAATTGAGAAACATCTTGGTAATTTAAATTTAGTATCTAAATTTTTAGAAGGTAAATTTTTTTTTGGTTTATTAAAAGTTTCATTTACTTCTTTAATAAAGTTTTCAAATTGATTTTTAATATTTTCAGTAGGATTGATTTGTTTAATTTTTTCTTGTCTAATTTCATTTTTACCGTGACCTTTACTAAAAATGAAAGAATCTTTATTATTAATAGGTCTAATATTATAATACATAGGTAATTCTAATTGGTATTTATCATTAAATTTAGTATTAGTTATTTGAGGTTCATTATTATCAATAAAAAATTCAGAGAAATCAAATTCATTTGTTGGATATTTATCTATTAATTTTTTTTGTAATAATTTAAGTTCGTTACTTTTAGTAATAAGATTAGGTTCTTCAATATCAAGTGGTGTGGTTAAGGTATGTTTCAAATTTAATTTTAAATTTCTATTATCATATCTGAATAATTTTCCATCTTTAGATAAAGATACATATTTAGGATATTTTTTAATTTTGAAATCAGTTATTCCATTTTTAAACATATTAACATAATTTTTAATTTCATTAAGTTTTTGAAAAATTGTTACTTCAGTTGATTTAGATGAATAAATTCTTTCATTATTTTTTCCATATGAAAATACAAACCATTCTCGTAATTTATCTGTTTGTTTATCAGAAGCATAATAAACATTTTTAGGCAACATATCTTGGGTAATACCTGTAGGTAAAGGTTGAGCATTATGATTTCTTTTTCTTTTAGTTCCTTCAATAATACCTATTTTATTTTCTTGTTGTATTTTATCATCAACAATACGTAAATTAGTGAAAACATTATTTAATGGATTTCTATCAATATGATCAATACTACCATTTTTAGTGCCTTTTCCGTTACCATAATAATCCATAATAATTTGGTGAAGATATAAGTTTTTATTATTATGATGACAAGCGATATAACCATTTGTCATTTGATAAAAAGTTAATTTAATGTTATGTGTTTTTTCATATGAAATTATTTTATTTTTAGATTCTTGATTAATAACAAAATAATTATTTTGAGTGTTTATAACATAATAATAATCATTATTAGTTTTGAATTTAACATATTGATTTTTTTTAATATTAGCATCTTTACCATATTGTTTTTTATGACCAGAATATTTTTTTGTTTCTAATATATCATTATCAGATATATTAAGTGTGTTTTTTAAAAAGTTTAATGACATTGTTATTAAATTAATATTATTAATATTTTTTAAATCAATTTTTGGAGGTGATACCTCTGTGTTTACTACAATGTATAAAGAGTAATGTTTATTTAATATCAGTTATAAAAAGTCACGGATAACTTTATTGAATTATATAAGAGATATATATAATTTAATAAAATATAAAAATAATGAATTTAGTTGGAGTAAGCGAGACCCGCTTAAATCTTCAAAGTTTCCTAAGAAGGCGGACTGTATATTAAGCCATTTCAAGTTGATTAGACTATCATCAATGACCAATCACCGTTCAGTCTCTGAAACGGAACCATACTCTATCATAATGAGGTTAGGTTCTCGTCTGCTGATTGCCCATTTTGAATATAAAAATTCAAATCTTTAACATTTTCACCATCGATGTTATAATCATCGCCATATTTATTTTTCAATAAATACTTGGTAGTTAAAGCTTTAGGGGTTTCCAGCATCAAGTGATTTTGCATATACAAAAGTATATACTAACATCAATCTTAATGTTTAAACATACCCATAATTATAAATTTACAATTATGGATATGTTTATGACATTTTGGGGGATAAACTGTTTTTTCCAATAATAGAGCCCAAATATTATTGGCAGGATGTTTTTCTGGGCAGTCAAACTTAAGTTTTTACCCATACCGCTCATAACTCTGAAGACATTATAGTTGACACAGAAGATGAACATTCTAGAGTTGCTTCCGAGAGCAGCGGTAGCATCAGCATTCATCCAGAGTTTGAGGGTAGTGTTATCGATACGAGAGAAGTTGCAAGTACCGGAAGGTTGGTGTTCCATAGGGTTGAGGGCGAAGGAGTAAGAGTTTACACCATCGGCAGGGGTTCTTTCCCAATGTTGGTAAGGTTGGACATAGTTGAAGTAAGCACCATCTCTTTCTTGGAAGCGGTCGTGACCGTTAAGTTGGAGGAGAGCTTTTTGGAGAGGGTTGCCAGTTCCATCAGCATTGGTGGAGTAGAGAGTGTAATCACGGACTACGTAACCAGTGGGGAGGTCAGCAGTAGCAACTCCGGTAAGAGCACCAGCAGCCCATTGATCAACAGTTTGGCTGAGATGAGCAGAGGTGAGGTTGTTTTCAAGGAGAACAACATTGTTGAGAGAGCTTGCTAATCCAGCAGAAGTGCCAGGAGCAGTGGAAGCGAAGATAAGTTGAGCTCTGACTAAAACATCACCAGTAAGACCTTTAGATCTTACATCAGTTCCATCTTGAACTTCGTCGAGAGAAGAACCAGTTCCAGTTAAGTTAGCATTTCTGGAGAGCCAGACACGTTTGGCGACACGTTCACGGGCGGCTTCCCAATCACCATCCCAAGCCCAGTCTACATAGGTAGAACCGTCAGTGTATTTGCCGAGTTTAGGGCAGAATACAAGGCATTTGGAGGGGTGGTTGAAGTTAAGTCTGTAAGATTCAGTGGAGTTTTTGAGGGATTCAGCACCAGTGAATTGGACTTGTTCGATGAGGTATTCGTGAGATGCTTGAGCGAATTTTTTACGTTCTTCAGCATCAAGGTAGACGTAATCTACAAGTAAGTAACCATCAGCTACGGATTCAGCACTAGGGGCAACTCCGGCATGGTTGACAAGTTCGCGGAAAGGGCGAAGTTTGAGTTTGAGGCGGACATCGTGGTATTGTACCTTTATACCCTGACTTTCGTCATATTTTAGAATTATTATTCTAGAGGGAGTAGACTATATCTTAAGCAATTTACCATTGCCCAAAACCATTTAGTCGTTGAACCTTTTCCATATTCAAATATAAATTTGAACTTAGGAACTTGGCTGCAGATTTTCCATTTCAAGATTTTTTAATAAATCTTTCATCTGTGGGATTTTTACCTCTGCCAAAATTTTTGAAATAATAAAGAACTATGTTCTTTATATTAAAACAAAAATTTCGTGGTATGAGAAAAAACCTAGGTTTTTTCTTCCACTCAATTTTTTTGACAAGTCTGAGTTTTTATTTCTCAGCCATAATAACATTTCTGTTATTACTTGGTACCCAGCAGCTTTAGGAGTTTCCTGCATTTTGGTTTTGTTGCATAACCAGAAGGTTATACTAGCACCAGTGGATTGAAATATAAATAACATATCATATCAAGGGTGAGGATTGTTATTTAGTTGATAAACCACTAACCGATTTTTATTATCCATATTTATCATTAGGATAATCGGGGTACTTTTCAGCCCAACAATTTAGGCGATGAGAGGGAGTGCGAGTCCGTTGTTTCTGTTGAACCAGAATTGGAAGGGGATGTAGAGTTTGTGAGCGGGCATATCATCGGAAGATACGTTGGTAAGAGCAGATACATCACCGATCATTTGTTCGTAACCACGTTCTTGACCAGTTTTGTGGGTAAGTTCGTACCAGATGTTAAGCCATTCACCGTATTGTTCATCGATAGTAGAGCCACCGACTTCTACATCAACTTCATCGATGATAGCATGACCAAGTCTGCGGACGTAACCCCATTGAACTTCTTTGCTGGTTACAGCATCGAGTTCAAGGTATAAGTACATTTTAGTGACTAAATCACCGTTACGGTTGACTTCGCAAGTAACAGTTTTGCCGAAATCGCAAGTACCATTGAAGGTTTGTTCGATAGGTTCGACAGAGAAGTTAGTGTGGCGTCTGTAGACAACTTTGAAGAAAGTTACTTCAGGAGAGCCAGAAAGATAGACATCTTGAGCACCATAGGCGACGAGTTGCATTAAACCTCCACCCATATTTGATATACTATAATAAAGAAAAAATATTTTTCCTAAACATTTTATAATTATTTTCAAATTTTTATTCTTAAAATTATAATATAAAAATAATTTTGTTAAAATTTTTACATTTTTTTATTAAATCTAATATTAAAATAAAAAATACTAGAGATTTTTATTTAATTTTGTATATTTTTTGAAAATTATTTCAATACAAGTATCTCTCAATGTTTGACTTTTTATTTAAAGTAATGAATGGTTAATTTTTAATGTCCTCAAATAAGAGGAGTTTGAAGAATACAACTCTTGATAGTATTCATAAAAAAAAATTAAAAGAATTTACTAATTATGAAAAAAAACTTCAAACTAAAGAAAAAAAACTCGCTGAATTATCAAAATGTCCTGAGAAAAACTTTTCAAAAATTAAAAATTTAGAAGATGAAATTAAAGATTTGAAAAATGATGATCCAGAATTAGATTATTTTGATAAAACTGGTGATTTAATTATTGAATATTATCAAAATAAAAATGAAATTAAGGAAACTACTCAAAAAATAGATATTATGGATATTTTAGGTAAATCGACCAATAGAGATAATAATGATAGTAAGATTTTAACTGAATATGTAAAAAGAATTAATGGCGAAAATTTAGTATCATATGATGGTAGTAATAGAATTAATAAATGTGAAAATTGTGGTATTGAAAAATCTTATTTTCCTACTGATGGATGTTATATTTGTTCTGAATGTGGATTAATGGAAGAAGTTATTATTGATGAAGATTATGTTATTAAAGATATCTCCTGTTATCATAGAGTTGGAAGATTCAAAGAATGGTTAAATCAATTTCAAGCAAAAGAATCTACTGATATTCCTGAATCTGTTTATCATCAAATTACTCAAGAAATTAATAGAAGAAGAATTACTGATTTAAAAAATTTAAAAAGAACAACTATTAGAGAAATATTACGTGAACTAAAATTAACCAAATTTTATGATCATGTGCCTTTTATTATTAACAAATTAAATAACATTCCTGCACCTAAAATCCCTTTAGCTTTAGAAAAGAAATTAATTTTTATGTTTGAGAAAATTGAAGATGTTTATCCTCTTTATAAACCTAAACATCGTAAAAATATGATATCTTATCCTTATATCCTTCACAAATTATTTGAATTATTAGAAAGAGATGACCTATTAAAATGTTTCCCTTTTAATAAATCTCAAGATGTTCTAAGAGAACAAGATGAAATATGGGAAAAGATTTGTAAACATCTAAATTGGGAATTTTATTCATCATTCAAATAATAATATCAAATTATATAATATTAAATGAATTCAGTATTATATAATTTTTCTTTAGTTTTGTTATTAATTGGATTAGTTCTTGGAACATATTATATGACAAAATTAACTTATGAAAAAGAAATTAGAATAGTTTCTGAAGATACCAATAAAAATTTATATGATTCTTATGTTTATCAAGAAAGACCAAATACCTTATATAATAGAATGTTTAATGAATTAGGCCCTTGGATTAATAGAACCGCAAATCCTACTGACCAAGAATTATCAAAAGAAGGAATTTTAAGGAATGCTCTTATTTAAATTGAATAACTTCTAAATCTTGGAATTCTTTTTTTTGGTTTTTTTATTATTTTCTTATTTATCTTATCTAAAATATTATTTTCGTGATTAATTTTGGATTTCAAATATCCTCCAAATACTGGATTTAACATTCCTTCTCCTATTCTTCTAAAAACTGTCATATCATATTCATAATCTGTATTTTGTTTTACTAATGGCATTTTAATTATATTAATATATAACTAAAATATCATTTTATATCTTTTTAAAGATCTACATTACGGGGTTTTGAAGGAAGTTTTAATTCAGGTTTCTTAGCATCTATATTTTTCAGTTTCTCATCATAACTTTCCTCTTGTTCTTTCAAATGTTTTGCTTTCTCTTCCATTTCTTGAATTCTCTTTTCTAAATTCTTCATTCGAATCTCCATAGTGTGTTTTCTGTCACTTGAAGCTGTCTTATGTTCTTTCTCTGCTTTCTTAAATTGATCCTTAGTTTTGAATAAATTCTCTTCAATATTCTTACGAGTCATCTCATTCTTACGTTTTTCGTGGAAAATCTTAGATTTCTCTTGATTGATTAAATAATTCTTCATAATCTCATTTAACTCTTCATTGGCATATTCAGAACTCTTTACATACTTTGATTCCGGTTCTGGATCAAAAGGTAACCATTTCCCTACTTCACCTACAAATACTCCAAATGCTGGATCCATTTCTTGAAGCTCTTTTGCTCTTTTACATGCAAGGTCATAATCATCAAAAACACCTCTCACCTTAATACCTGTCATTGTGCTTTGATCTTCCTGAGATGGAGTTAGGAAAGATAAACATACATACTTTTGACCATCAAGAACAGGATCTTCATTTAAATAATCTTGTTTAGACATTAAATCTTAAATTAGTATTCCTTTAATTTAAATTAATTTTTTTTATAATTTTATTATTTTGTTTTTTCACTGAAAATAAAATAAGTTATTATTTTGTTTTTTCACTGAAAATAAAATAAGTTATTATTTTGTTTTTTCTATTAAAAGATTAATTCTATTTTTTTTACCTAATTTAGAATAATCTAAAACAGGAGGTGCTTTATCCCATTTTTTATTATAAGCATCTTTATGAAAGATACGGTATCTATTAGAACCAAGTTGAAAATCTCTAGTTTCAGCTGCTTTATACCAAAATACTTTATCTTCAATTCTATTAGTATGTTTACGATTATTAATAACCATACATCCATAATTATCAGTTAATTCACTAAAAACTTGTTGAAATATATCAAAAGAAGGGAACATCCCTGCATAATCTTCATATAATCTTTTTCGATTACATAAGAAATCTTCTGCTAATAAGAATATATAATCCAAGTTACCTCTCATATCAGGAGGTAATCCTTTAGAATATTGCATAGTTAAAATAAATGATATATGATAGTGTCTTCCATTAAAGAAAAGTTCACCGATATTAGGGTCTTTAATCCAGTTTTTATCACTCATACAGTCATCCATAATTAGAAGAACTCGATCATCTTTAGGTTTTTTACCTAATTTTTTTCTTTTTTTGTTATCTTCGTTTAATTTTTTTTGTCTAGCAAATATTCTACCAAGAATTTCACTTTCAAAATTATAATATATATAAGAATCAGGTATTAATTTAGAATAAAAAGAATTTAATTTTTCAGTTTTACAAATTACAACAGAAGATGGTAAATCTTTTCTAACTTTTAAAATTTCTTTAACTAACCAACTTTTACCAGATGCCCTTCTAGCAATTAAAGCGATGGTTGCATGGTCACATAAATCATTTAAATCAAACTTTTTAAATCGCATTCTACTTGCTCCAAATCCTATTGCTCGAGACATATATAATATAATTGAGAAAATTATTTTAAAATATTAGAACAATAACTTAAAATAATTTATAAATCTTATACTTTTAGATAATTAGTAAAATATTTATTTTTATTTAATTTCTTAGAAGGGGAATCTTTTTTATTATTAGTAAAAACTTCTGCTACCCCATTATCATTATCATTCTCTGACGGAGGAACAAAAGAAATAGAAGTTTCTGATAGATTACTATCTTTTAATTCATTCATAATCCTTTTTAATCCATCAGATGAGTTTTCTTTACTACCACCTCCAATATTAATTACTTTTTCAGGTTCATCTTTTGGTTGTTCTTCTTCAGAAGTATCAGAGATATCACTTAAATTTTTAGGTTGATTATCTTTTTTAACTTCATTAATGATATTTAAAATTTCATCTTGAGTAGAGGATTCTTTAGGCATCTTAGATGCTGAAATAAATTTTTCAGAATAATCTTTAGTTTTGGATTCTTTTTCAAAATTTGTTAAATTAAGATTATTATCACTAATATCATTACCTCCTAATTGTAAAGAAGGATTAGGATTATTATTTAAAATAGGAGTAATATTTTCATAATCATCTAAAGGAACTTGTAAATTTCTAAAAACGATTTCGTCAAGTGGAATAAGTTCAAGTATAACCTTTTCTATTTTATCTTTAATAATATCTAAAACCATATTTTGATTTTTTTTAATTTCAACTGATGGTAATTTATTATAAAAAAGGAAAGGATTTAAATAAATTTCACGAGCAGATTCAATATAAATAGTATGTAAAATAGATTTAAAATTAATATCTTTAAAAAATGAATCATCTTTGAGTAATAATTTACCTTTATTAAGAGTTAATTGAATCATAGTATATTTAATAATTAATTTAATAAGATTAAAAATATATTCAGAGTCAGTCAAATTTGCTAAAATTCTATTTTTTTCATTTTCTAAGATTTCAGGCGACCAATTAGGTATTTTTTTTAAGAAGATTTGAAAGTTTTTTAAAACATTATTATTAGAAGATATTTTATCAGCATCTTCATAAATAGATTCAAAACCTTGATAAATTAAAGGATTTAAATGATTTGATAAAATTTGTAAATAAAGTTTTCTGTTTTCTATAATAAAATTAGACATCAATATTATCTTATTATAGAAATTTATTTTTTTATAACATAGTATTATTTCCTCTTGATGTTAGATAATTATAATTATTTTTTGATACACATACACATCCACCACCTTGACCGTGATTACACATTAAATTTGTTGAAACATTATCATCTTTTATTTGATTACCTAATTTCATATGAGGAACAGGCCATTGAGAATGTTTACAACAACTTCTAGAACATTGATTTAAATCAGTTTTATTAGATTCATCAAGAGCAACAGGTGCCATTTTTTCAGTATTATTAGATAATTTAGGAAGTATAACAAAATAGAATACCATAGCTAAAACTAAACCTAAAATAATTTCATTGGTATTAAAATTCATATATAATAGTTGAGATAAAATTATCTAAAGTAAAATATTATGAAGACTAAAATAGAAGAAAATTTCAATCAAAAAATAATTAAAACAATTATAAAAGATAAATATTCCATCCGTTTTGATAATAAAAACTATAATAACCTATATTTATTATTAAACCAAGAAATTAAATATAAAGTAGAATTTAATTTCTATGGCATATTTCATCCAAAAATGAAAATGTTTTTTTGGGGTAACACAATACCCGGTATTAATAAAAATTTTTTAAAAAAAATTAATAAAATTAAAAATATGAAACATTTATTCGAAGATTTCTCTCAAGAAAATAATGAATTATATTTTCAAATATTAAACGAAAATTCTATTTATCTCGAAAAAGAATCTCAATTAGATGATTTAAAAAAATTAATCTTATATTTATCTGAAGATTTAGATATTTTTATGCCATTATCATCCGAAAATAAATTTCAAATAATAGGAATATCTAAAATTTTAGAAGCATATTAAAAAATAGATTTAATTAACTTTTTATCGATTTCCTTACTATCAAAATCTAATTTATTAATTTTTATAATAACTTCAAATTCTTTTTGAGTGATTTTAATAGGTAAATCACTTAAAAATTTTTTTATTTCAGTAATATTATTAGTATTAACAGCATTTTTTAATAATTCATAACAAATATAACTTAATTGAAAAATATCATTACTATTAAAATTAGGGAATAATTGTTTGATTAATTTAAAGTTCTTATTATTAATCTTTTTTAAACTTGTTGTGCTTAAATCATTTGTAAAATTAATACTAGGTTCGTGTTTAAGCACCTTAAAATCCTCTTTATTCAGATGAAAACTAGGATAAATACAAGAATAAAAAGTATGTAGATTTTTTAAATACCAATTTTGATCAGTATAAATTGATGTTTCTATTAATTCACCATAAGATATCTTATCTTCTATTTTTGATATCAAATCTATTTTTTCTTGGTTCTCAATATCTATATAATTTATTTTATGACCTAGATTTTCGTGAATATTTAAAGGTAATAAAATCTTCTCTAATTGATATAAATCTATTATACTTTCCATATTCTTATATGAATAAATTATTTTTTCGGCAGAAGAATATAATCCTATTTCTTCAGACTTTTGATTATTATTTTCAAAAAATTCTTTTAACTTTTCTTTACTAATCTCATTATTAGAGAAAGAATCTTTTAAATCTTGTAATGTTAGTAAGATTTTTCTAACATCATTTCTACAATATTTAACTATTCCAATTAAATATTTTGGATCTATTTTTATATTTTCTTTTTTTATTATATTTTTAATAAAAGGTTTCAAATCAAATACTGATGGTTGAAAAAATGATATCTCTAAAACTAGTTTTTTCATTTCATTTAATATCTTGGAATGTTGACCATTATTTATCAAAATTATCGGAAAATACTTTTTTTTATGATTAAATTTTAAATTATTTAATAAATAACTTTTCTCACTTGGTAAAGATATCATCTCGATATTTTCTATTACCAAACAAAAATTTTTTGATTTATCTAATAGAGTTACACCCAAATTATTACTAAAATTCTGAATCTGTGATAGTTCTCCCGATGAACGATATTTTTTAATTTCGGAAGAATGAATAATATTATATTGAAAATCTAATTGTTTTAGAATTAATTGAATAGTTAAACTTTTACCTAATCCATGATTTCCATCTAAGATTAAATTTGATTTTTTTTCTTTAGGGAAATTTTTTAACCAATTTAAAATTTTAGATATTGGAACTTTATTACCAATAATTTCAGATAAATCTTTAGGAAAATATCTTTCTGTAATCATTATTTATAAATAATCTAACTTTTTAGAATAAATTTTTCATTTTTTAATTTTAAAAAAAAAATCTCTAGTATTTTATATCATATGGACTCTAAACAACGTAAACCTGTCGCCGGTAAATCTAGCCGTGTTGACGAAGAAGTTTCTAGACTTTTAAACAAAAGAGTATCTTCTGACGAATTCTTAAGACTTCGTAACAAATACTCTAATGACCAAGAACTTGTTGACCAAATTCAAGCCGCTTACACTGAAAAATACACTCAACTCGAAAAACGTGCTAAAGTATTTGCTCAAAAAATCCTTGAAAAATACGGTTTAACCAACGAACCCTTCTCCAGTCTTTTACTCAAAGCCCACAAATACAAACAAAAATACAGCCTTTCTGATGATGAATTCGCTGCCTTCAAACGTATCCTCGAATCTGAACTCGTTGGTGCTAAAAGACCTGATGTCCCTAAAATGACCACCAATATGGGCAAAGTCCTCGGTGACATCACCCTCGATGTCCGTGGTTTCGGTATGAAAGTATCTGATGCTGACTACCGTGATTTACAAGATATCCTTAAAATGCACGAAGAAACCAAACCTCTTCATTCTCAAGTCATCCTCCAATCTCTCTCTTACACTGATTGTGGAGAACAAGCTATGAACTCTCATTACAAACCTGAAATGGGACACAACCTCGCTAACCATGTTCACCCCATCGTAGCTGCTCTTTTCTTACCTAAAATCCAAACTTTAGAAGAATACTTCTTATATGCTAACATGGCCAATGTAGTCAAAGCTCGTTACAACCAAGAACCCTTCACAACTCGTCCCGACTACGAACTCTTCTACAACCTCATCACCGACCCTAACGATGTTGTCTGTGATTCTCGTTCTGCCGTCAAAGACCTCAAGAACCGTGTCAACCTCCAAAAACACCTTTGGAATGCCGTTCTCGCTCTCCGTAACTCCAACCACTTCTCTGGTGACCAAGTTGAATTTATGAGAGCCGTTGATATGTGCAGACTTAACAAATACGACACCCCTGACCTTGTATACGGACGTTATGATGGCACTGTCTTCAAGAGACTCTTATCTGCTTTCTCTTTCCGCCCTACCGTTGTAGCTTCTGTTCCATCTGCTTCTGTTGTATCCAGCAACCCTTACTTCCAAAACCAAACCCCTCAAGTTTCTCAAATCTCTATGATTAACTTGAGAATCGGTGGACACTTCAACCACGATGGACCTGAAGTAAACCTTAATGAAGCTCTCTCCCAAGCACAACTCTTCTTTGAAAACGGTATGCTCATCACCAAAAACACTGATGTTATCTACTCTCGTGGTATCCTTAACTTCTTTGTTGACCGTAGAGCAACCTCTATCAGAATCGGTGCTATGCAACACTCTTTCGATTTAGGCAGACTTCCTGTTGCTACCTCCGGTTTCGAAAGAATCAATGAAGACTCTGTTAAATTTGAAAACCCAATTACTATCCGTGGTGATAAATACTACCTCCGCTCTGTTGTATGTGCTGAAACCACCGAACTCGGTGATGATAGTGATAGTAAAGTAATCACTGGTTCTTCTACCTTTGTCCTCAAACGTGTTGGAGCAGATCACCATGTCTACAAATACGACCCTATGGAAGCTACCAACTATAAAAAATCTGGTGTTGTAGGTGGAGATGGACAAGTAATGTCTATCCAAGGTCCTATCCCTATGAACTCTGTATCTGATGGTACTCCTGATATTGGTTACAGTTTCAATGAAGTTGCTGCTAAGAGAGGTATCATCTTCATCTATGAAGCTGAAAAAGACCACGACAAACTTGGATCTAAACATGTCTACTAATTTAATTAAAAATAATTAATTAAAAATAATTAAATAAAAATTAATAAAATATTAATTTTTATTTAAATTTAACCATGAAATATACTTGATAATGATGGTAAAGTCTTATCACGAGAAGCACTTATAGGTGGAGGTAATACTTGTCTAGGTTGAGTAATATCTCTAATATAATCAATATGTTGCTGTGCTTGAGTCATTAATTCAGGTGTCAATTGATTAACAACTTCATGATTTAATTCTAAGATTTGTTCTTTGACTTTAAATGGTAAATGTCTAGCATAATGTGTATAAACCCATTGCATCACAATAAATATATCTTGTTTTGGTTGAAAAGGGATCTTAATAGTATTTTTACTTTTCTTATAAATGTTCATAACTAACATCTTATTTATTATCTCTATATTCTCATCACAAAAGAAATGTTGACTAATGAATTCTTCTGATATACCATTTTCGTGATTTACATTTCTTATTGTTATCTTCTTTCTTAATTCCCTTGATTTCTTATTCTCTGCTAAAAATGCTTGAGGCATATCATTAACATCAAAAATCTTTTTCTTAAAATCCATTATATTAATTAAGAAAAAAATTTTAAAGATTATAGTTTTCTAAGACACTTTCTTTATCCAATTTTACTCCTTTCTCATATTTTGGTTCTACTAAATCATGTGGTTCAAATAATTGAGCAGATGAAATAGAATCTACTTTTTCACCATCCCATACAAGATATTTATTTATATAAGATATTTTATTTGTTAAATCTTTCCCTAATACTACTACAAATTTATAAATATAATCCTTATAATCTCTCTTTATCATTACTTTATTTCTTGTTATATTAGAAGGAACTCTTGATAAATCTAAATTATCTATTTCAGTGCTATCTACTCTATCACCTGCTCTATTATGTAAGAACATTGTAAATTCATTTAGATATAATTTTATGTTTGAACCATATTCTGGTATCTTACTATTTAATTTATCTAATAATAATAAAAATTCATCAGGAGCAGGTAAACCACCTAATTCTCTCCATTCTCCAGAAGGACCATAGAAATCTCTATCAATAACTTTCTTAAACATATATTCAAAAACATTATTTTTAATTTGATTAATATCATAAATGTTATTATTGTCATCTTTTAATCCGTCCATTTGAATCTTTTTCTTATCATCATCCGATTGTTGATTATAATAAGAATCTATTAATCCTACATATCCATTATTTGGAATAAAGAAAGTTAATCCATCTACATTATATCTCCAATGTTTAGTATCTCTTTCATCGTGATATATATTTTTAACTAATAAATTATATTTAGGTTCAAAATTTACCATATGAATATTATTCTTTTGTAAAACTGATAAACCATATATATATTGGAATAATAAAGATGTCCATACATTTGGTTCATGATATCCTGTTTGTATCATTGTTTTTAAACTTCCTGTTCCCTGATAAATTGGGGTTGCCCAATTTATAAATGTTTGTTGAGGAGATTCTGTTATTATTCCTAAACTTACTTTGGAATCTTTTAATAAATGTTCTGGTAATTCTTGTGATAAAGCAATTATTGTTTTTCTAATTGGATTTTCCGAAGATGTTATATCTTTAAATGCTGGGAAAGTTGCTTCATATTTATCTTTAAGGTCAATCCAAGTTTGGTCAGTAATACCTTTATTAACTTCTGCTTCAATAACTTTTCTTAAGGCATCATTAGTAATATATTTTTTAAATAATTGTTCTCTAAGTTCTTCAATTTTAGGAATAGTTTTCTTTCTACCATTTACTAATTCTTGTAATTGTTTTAATTCTATTCCTTGATATTTAATATTTTCTAATTGGTCCCATTTTATGTTACTTTGTCTATCTAAAACCCAGAAATGCATTTTTACAAAACTAGGCACTTTTTGTTCTTTCATTATTTGATTTATTTTTTGATAATAGGCAAGTTCTCTCCAAACATTATAATTTAATTTATCCATATGACCATTAAAATGAGATGCTAATTCATCATGTGACAAACGATAAATTCTTATATTTACTCCGGTGCTATTCTTTCCTAATTTTATTTGTTGTTTACTAGCATCATATCTAATTGGATAAGCACTTGAATATAACATAAATCCATTTGCTAACTCTTTTTGAGGATTTCTATAATGATAAGGATTTAAATCGTGCATTTGAACATGTTCTAATATTGAATCTTTCCCCCCAGTTAAACTCATATCTTCTCCCTCTTTGGATTTTAACATAATATTTTTAATATAATCTGAAGATTTTAATCTTTGATCTACACTTATTGACGATAACCCAAATTCATTTCCTGGAACCATATCTTCATATACTCGTGCTAATACACTATGGTCTCCTCTTGGGTCAGCTATATTTAAATTATAAATATTTTGAATTGGAATATTATTTGGTTTAAATTCATAAGGTAAAGGTATAGGAACACTCGAATAAGGAGTATTTACTGGAACAAATGCTGGAGGATACATATTTGGTTGAGTTGTTGTTTTGGGAGGTGCTTTACTTGTTTGATATACTTTTTGTTCTGCTAATAATGCTGGTTCTTGAGATCTAGGTTTATCCATTGATAATTTTTTATAACTCATTCTTTGGTCATTTGTCATATTATCACCTGCTTTTTTTGTAAAATTAGGTTTAACAACACCTGAACCACCTTTCTGTTTCTTTTTGTTGATTCTTCTTTTTAATTTTGTTTCTTTATTTTCAGTATCTGTAAATTCATCTTGATTACCAAGAGCAGATGGTAAGTTACCCTTTATTTTAAAGTATTTTTCTTTTAGATTTCTTAAACCTTTAAATTCTTTATTATCAGTTTCTTTATTTTTAATACTTCTTTTATTAGTAAAATGTTTTTTGAGTAATTTACTAGGAGTAGTAGGTTCTATTTTTTCAAGCATATATCCGTTATTATTCTTGATGGAGATTTTTTTTATTTCATTAAATATTTCTTTTCCTAATTTATCAAAAACTATATTTTTATTTTTCTCTAAATGAAAACATAAATAAAATAAATCGCTAAATCTATTTGTAATATTTTTACTAGTTATTTTACCTAATGATCCTTTTTCAAAATTACTTATCTTTATTTTTATTTTACTTGGATAATGATAAGTTTCTTTTTCTATTATATATTCCTCATCATTTTCCTCTTCTAAAATCTCTATTGCATCTAAATCTAATTTATTATGATTAAATGAGGGATATTCTTGATTTAACATTTCTAAACAAATTAATACTTGAAAAATTAATTCACTGAAATTTACCTTATTTGTCTCCAAATATCTTGATAATTTTTGATAATTTTGAAAGTGTTCTCTTACTCTTACACTTACCGTATCTATGATTTTTTCAGTATCGATTAATTTTAAAATCTCATCATTTTCTGGATAAGTATTTATTATATCCTCTATTTCCGAATACTTTACATCAAAATTAAAAACTGGTAGTTTTATCATTGATAACTTATTCTCCAATACTTTCCCACTAAATAATAATGAAAAATAACTATCTCTATTATTTGGATGGTATAAATCTTCTATCTCTTTCTTATTTTTATAAAAACTTATTTTAACACTTGTTGGAAATGAATTACCAAATCTTTTTAAAGTTATCAAACCTTCTCTTGAACTCTCAATTTTAAATTTACCCTCTTTAAATTCTTTTAAAAATTCTTTTGGAACTGATAAAATTTTGATATCTTCTAATTTTATATCATTCGCTTTCAAATCTATTACTTTAAAATCTTCTCTCAAATTCTTTTTATAATAATAATCATATAAAGTTAAAATGGCATTTTGTAAATTATATTCCATATAATATAATTTATAAAATAATAAAATTTTCTCTAATTATATATATATATATGGCAACAGACTATTCTATTAGCGAAGACCCTGAAAAACTTAAACTTGTTCATTCTATTATGTTACCCACTGGTAAAATTCCTGAATTAGATTTAATTCTTTGTAATAAAAAATATGATGACTCATCAAAACCATTTGAAGGAGTTCAATGTAAAAATTATCGTGGAATTGATATTTCTGGAAATACTTATTATTTAAAAGTTGGTTCTATTGATTTAGAAAATCCTACAAGTTATTCTATAGATTATTCTGATTTTATTAAAACTCGTTGTGAAGATTTATCTGGTAATTCTTTTATTGAAGATATGAAAGCAAAAGGAGGATTATTACCTGAAAATACAGTTTATTTTAAAGGTGCTTTTACAGTCTATCCTGCTGATTGGAAAGATAGAAAACTTTATCATTCAGATGTTTCTTCACAATTTGATATTTTTATAAAAGCTACTAGAGGTATTCTATTAAATATTTTACCATTATTTAAAAAATTAGGAATAAAAACTTTGGTTGTTGATCCTGAACCAGGATATCATCCTAAAACCACTACAAAATCGGATGATGAAAGACTTGAGGGATTAATTAAATTATATGAAAAAATGGGTTTAAAAAAAGTTAATTGTTTATATAGGACTATGGCTGATATGTTTGTTAAATCTGGTATGATGACAATTTCAGATATTAGAACACAAATGCTTAAATCTGATATTAGAAAAGATACTATTGTTATGATTGGTGATGTTGATGAAATGGTTTCTAAATTACCTTCAGTAACTGCTTTAACTTTTGCTTCATTAATGCCAACAAAAGCAGGAACTGAAGCACGTGAAACTTTAAAATTTATGGAGGTTCCTATTAGATTCTCTGAAATTCATAACGATGTTTTAAACCAAAGTCAATTTGATGCTTTAAAAGCAACGCCTCTTTTGTCATATAAACAAAAATATTTGAAATATAAATCTAAATACACTAATCTAAAAAAACGAATGTTTTTTAATAATTAGATTTTAGTGAAATAAAATTTATTTTATTTTTTAGGTTTCATTAATCTAAAAAATAAATTAATGAATTAAATCATACAAAATGTAATAATATCCATCATCATTATTTTGTAAAATATAAGATTTTAGTTCTTTGAAAGTTACTGTGAAAAACTCTCTTCTATGAGAATCAAGAATTAAATATTCATAAAAAGAAATTTTTTGAAAACAGAAAGTTTGACCATCTCTATTTAAAATCATCATAGTACCATTTTTCATTTTATGAATACTCTCAATAAAATCTTTCCACAAAGTATCTTTTGTATTTGGTTTTACAATCATTGAAATAATACTTGGGTCTAGGAATTGTAAGATAATAGGATTACCATAAATACAATTTTTTAGATGATATTTTGTATCAAGTTCATCTAAATTCTCTCCTTGAGGTAATTTACCTTTATCTTGTCTTTCTTCTGTTCCTTTTGTTAAACATTTTAGATAAATTTCTGATAATTTTTCCATATTATTTTCTTGAACACATTGATAAATCTTATCCTTATTTTCTACAAAGTTCTTTGATACCCAAGAACATTGATTTGTAATCTTATTATAAGGAATATCATATTGCGAAGGAACTTTTTGATGAATGTTCTTCCTAGGAATAATTACAATTCCTTTTTGTAAATCTTGTTCTGTAATAAAATCTTTATCTGGAATTTTATTACCTACTAAAAAATAATCTGATGTTTTAGAAAATGGAACATATCCTCTCTCTAAAATATCTTCAATGTTATCATCAATATTCATTCTATAAAATGACTTGATTGGTCTATCTAACCTTTTTACCATTACATCAATATTTTTAGACATATTATCATATAATATATAAATTAAATTAAATTTTCAATTTTTTATAATAATTAAACTTTCTCTTGATAAACCTTTAAAACTCGAGCACTTGCTTCTAAAATATTTCCTGACCATTTTGGTAACCAAAAGTATGGTAATACCAATTCACAATCTGGATAATGTTTCTCAAATATTTTTCGATAATAATATAATTCTTCATTATAAGGCATCAAATACCAACCATACTTTTTCTTCATTTCCTCAAACTCCTCTCCTATTTCCTTTTTCACATAATCCTGAATTATCTCATACCAACTCTTTTTCTTACTTGATACACCATCACTAAATGCTTCCTTTTTCCTCCATAAAACCTCCTCTGGTAAATAATCATATCCTGATTCTTTATCAAATGCCTTTCTTAATAAATATTTCTCTATTACACCATTTAATTTATGATATCTCAATTTTGGTTCTATTGATAAATAATAATCTGTAAAATCTCTATCCAAAAATGGAACCCTTGATTCCAACCCAAAATGTGAAATACATCTATCACTCCTCTTTCCATCAAAATAATGAATATCCTTTAATAATCTCTTACATTCTTTATCAAATGCTAATTCATCTGGAGCATTATGGAAATACATATAACCTCCTGTTAATTCATCCGACCCTTCTCCTACATATACTACTTTGAAATCAGTATTCTCCTTAATATATTTGGAAACTAAATATTGACCAGTAGAAGCACGACAAGTTGTTCCATCATAAGTTTCAATTACTCGAACAACCTCAGGTAAAGCATCTAAAAAATCTTGTTGTGTTAATACTATTTCGTGATGAATACTATTAATATGTTGTGCCACCATTTTAGCATATTTAAAATCTTCTCCTCCCTCCATTCCAATACAAAAGGTATGAATTCTTTCTTTTGATAATTTAGCAAGAACACTTGCTACTAAACTAGAATCTAAACCTCCACTTAAAAGACAACACATTGGTCTATCTGACATCATTCTTTTCATAACAGCTTGTTCAAAATGGTATCTAATTCCATCTAATGCTTTTTTCTCATCAAACACTCTAATAGGATGTTTATGATTAAAGTATTCCATTATACTAATATAACCATTAGAATAATGTAAAATGGTTCCTGGTTGAAATTGTTTAATATTTTCTACCATTCCTACTAAACCTTTTAGTTCAGATGATAAGGCAATTGAAGATTCTGTTGTTCCATAATATAAAGGTCTCACTCCATATCTATCCCTAAAAGCATACATATCAATACTTTCTTTCTCTTTATTAATATGAATTATTGAACCAGCAAATACACCATCTAATGATGAAACTATCATATCAACAAGTTTTTGATTTGAATAAATTTTAGAGTTATAATATTTTTGATACATTCTTAAAATTACTTCACAATCACTTTGAGAAGTTACTTTAAGCATTTCTTCTTGTTCAAGTCTTTTATGATTGTAAATCTCACCATTTACCATAACATATACTAAATCTGTATCATTCTCAAAAACAAATGGTTGATTTCCAGAATCACTGGTATCGTTAATCTTTAACCTTTGAAATCCTATCATAACTAGAGTGTCTTTTACTATTTTTTCTATTAATTCAGTATCTTCAGGACCTCTGTTTTTAATTCTTTCAAATAATTTTAAAAATAATTCTTTTTGCTTTTCAGCAGTTTTACTTAATAATAATTCAATGCCACACATATAATTATTATTAATTACAAGTTATTTTATAAATCAATATTTTCACAAAATCTCGTGATTAGATAAAACTTTAGTTTTATCTAAGCTCTATTTTTTATCCAATAATTATTTTAATAACATTAAAGATTAAACTTTCTACATGAATCATATTTCTTTTACCTTGATTTATTCTTACATTATAATTCATAAATTCTTTTGATATCAAAAACTTCTTTTCAATTGATAAATCTTTTTCCATAAATTTTTTTAATAATTCTCTTAATATTCTTTCTATTGGAAAATTTGAGATATATATTAAATGTAAATTTTTACGAAGTTTTACTAATTCAGCAAAAGTGTATTTATTAGTTAAAGTATCAATATGTTTCATTAAATCATCCATATAATCTCCTAATTCTTGTCTTGAATCTAAATTTAACTTTTTTATTAATAATTTCCATAATAATTGTTTTATGTCTAAATTATCATCTTGACATACTTGTTCTACTATCTTTTGACTTATCTTTTCTTTCTTTCCTATTTCTGTTAATATTGTTTTGTTTATATCAACTGTATTATATGGAATTCTTATTAAACAACATCTTGAACGAATTGTTTCTGATACTTTAGATAATTGGTCTGATATCAAAATAAAACGACATACTTTAATATACTTTTCCATTATTCTTCTTAAAGCCGCTTGAGAATAATAATTTAAATTATCAATTCTATCAATAATAATTGTTCTAACTTGAATATTATTATCAACCATTGTTACTAATGGTGATTGACAGAAATCATTAATAATCTTTTGTAAAATATATTTATCATAACCATTTGAATTAGGTTTGAATATTAAATGATATGGACTCTGAGTTAAGGTTATTTCTGTTTTGGAATTTCCATATCCATTTATCTCATATTCTATATCTTCCGTTTTTAATACAGTTTCACCATAAAACTTTTTTAAAAAATAATTCAAATAATATTTCTTACCATATGAATTGATTCCATATAATATCATATTTGGTTGATAATTAAACTGGGGTAAATCACTAAAAGATTTTGAATTTACCAAATCTTGGTATTTGTCTATTAAAAACATTATCTTAATATTCTTTTTATCTATAAATAAAATAATTCATTTTTTATAAAAGAATCAGAGCATCACATCCCAAACTGGTTTGTAGTGTTCATCAGTAAGAGTCTTCATTAGTAGTTTCCAAGGAGTGAACTCCATTAGAGCATCCATTCCATCCTCAAGGAAAAGTTTTAGTAGACTTGTTGAAAACCCACTCACCATTAGAGCTCCCTCCTCTTTCTCTGTTACTGGCATACCATTAGTATCGCCACGAGCATTCCAGTAAATCATCAGAGGGAGACTGTAACCTTCTACCGAATACATCTTCTGAAGAGTATCGTGGGTTGTCATCCAAGTAGATGGATTGACCTTAGACCAATCACGAATTTGTCCATTGGCCTGATCAAACTGCATATCAGATACCACCATCAAAGCACTAGGTAGGTCAGAAGCAGAAAGATGGTTCTTCTTCATTACATCTAGAATGAGTTGATGGGTTCCAACAAAGTTGGTGGTTCCACCCCAAGGAGCACACCTTACAGTATCAATACACTTCTTCACAGACCAGTCATCTTGAAGAATTACCCAAGAAGGTTTCTCGTGGAAAGTCAGGATACGACCCTTCCAAATACCTGTCTGAAGACGAGCAATCATCACACTTAGAGCAATAGCAAGCATCATAGGGTCTCCGTGCATTGAACCAGACACATCGGCAACACAAAGTATTGACTCGAGTCCACATCCTGTCTTCTTAGAATGCTCTAGAATGAGTTTCTCGTGATCCATCCATTGTGCTTCTAGAAGAGCAAGTTGAGTTGGGTCAGTTGTTCCTAGAATTTGTTTTGCAAGATTGTGAAGGAATACTGAAGTTCCCTTGGCACCCTTGGAGGTTGGCTTAGTTAGAGATTCAAGGAACTTGTGATAGTTTTCCTTTGCTTGAATACGGTCTGCATCGTCAGATCTAATTGCTCCAGCCTTAGTCTTGTTATCCCAAGCAAGTCGATGACGGTTAAGACAAAGTCCAGGAACCAGTTCAAACTTGATTTCAGAGAACTTCTTAGCACACATCAGAGTTTCAGTAACTCCAATCTTCTCACGAAGAGTAGATAGAAGAGAACGATATCCCTTCATCTTTTGAGAAAAGTTCCCAGTCTTGAACAGATTGAATGCTAGAGCCTTTGCCATTTTACCATGCTTCTTGCCTTCACTTGGTGCCCACTTTCCTGCTAGAGAAATCTTCTTCTTTCCATCTCCAGAAGTAGTTAGAGTTGCTTGGTCATCTAGAAGTTGATGAGCAAATAGGTCTAGACATGCTTGGTAGAGAGGTTCTCCTTCAGTTGTTCCAGACCAGATAGACACAATATCCTTCCAATAACCATAATCAGGTGTAAGAGCAAGAAGAGGTTTCATTGATTCTGAAAACTCTGGAACATTCTTAACTAGATAGGAAAACATAAAGTTGAAAGGATCTCTAGCTCCCTTACCCTTTCCTTCCTTACGACAATCACGAGTTTGGAAAAGAAGAGAAGCAACAAGTCCAAGAGCAATCTTACGGTCACTCCCAGATGTTGGAAGGGACTTGATAACAGCATCAAGATTGGTTTTGACAACATCCGGTGAAAATGGAGCATACTTGGTTCCTTGGATAGCACTATTAGACAGTGCCATCAAAGATTTTTGGAAGGATTCAGTTGATGAAGAGGCATTTTCGAGAATCTTGGAATAAGAATACTCAACAGCACCCTTCTCACCAATTCCCTTAGTTGGGTCAAGAGTAGCATCCATTGCACCTACAAGACCAGTTGAACCACTTGAAGTGGAACCAAAAACAGACTTAGTTACATAATCAGTCATAGAGTTAGACATAAAATAAGATAATTAGGAAATAGATAATTAAATTTCAATTTTTTCAACTCGACAATCTTCGATTGTCTCGTATCAAAACTTCGTTTTGATGCTCCCTCTATGTCGCATTTTAGACTAAAGTCTAAAATATTCGAACTAAAGTTCTCAGAGTTTTAGTTATCACTAAAACT